ATGAAAACTTCACTCAAATTTAAAACTGCTCCGCAGCTGGTGCAGTTAATCGATGCCTATTTCTCACATATCAAGGGAGAATATAAACTTAAAACAACAAAATCAACTACCGAAACCACCAGTCGTAAAGTTTGGACCCGTGATCCGGAACAACCTACATCCTCCAGCCTGGCGCTTTTTCTCGGGTTTGATAGCATGGAGAATTTTAGGATATATGAACAAAAATTGAGATATCTAAAACCCTTCAAATACGCCAGGCTTCGCATAGAAGCCGCTTATGAGCAACTCTTGTTTGAGAAGCCCACAGGTGCCATTTTTGCGTTAAAGGCTATGGGTTGGAAAGAGAAGCCAGATACCAACATATCGGCTACTGAAAATAAAACTTTTAAAGTTGAAATCAACAGCACAGGCCCTACCCCGGCAGGAAACGAAAAGGAGGTAAAAATGTGACCTTTTGATTTAAGGATTTGAAAATTTAAAAACGCCCTTTCCTGTTGCCTATTCCCCAAGGCAACTTTCAATTGCACAACACACTTACTAAATGGCAGTAATGCGAAATGACTTAATGACGCGAAGCAAATGACCCAATGACAAATGAATAATGACCAATCACCCACCCCAAAATTCGAGGTATCAATCCTTTTTGGGCAAAATTATAATACAGAGGCCCATGTTATCGTCAACCAGGGCGGTACAAGCTCGGGAAAGACGTTTGCGATAGAGCAAGTGTTATTCTGCCTGGCTTGTGAAAATCCTAAACAGATAATAACTATAGTGGGTCAGGATATACCTAACCTTAAAGCCGGCGCCCTTCGCGATGCGCAAAAGATCTACAGTGAATCGGCAGTATTAAAAACCCGCGTAAAAAACTTTAACAAAACCGATAGGGTTTTTGAGTTTTATAATGGCAGCCTTATTGAATTTAAAAGCTACACCGATGCACAGGACGCCAAGTCGGGCAAACGCGATTATTTGTTCATCAATGAAGCCAATGGCATAAGCTATGCCATTTACAGCGAATTGGCCTTGCGTACCCGTAAGCGCATTTATATTGACTACAACCCTAATAATACCTTTTGGGTACATGAGCAGGTTTTGGGCAGGCCAAATGTGCAGCTTATTATATCAGACCACCGGCACAACCCCTTCCTTGACAAGGGCACGCGCGATAAAATTGAGGCTATCAAAAACGAAGATGAAGAACTGTGGAAAGTTTATGCCCGTGGTTTAACCGGCAAAATATCGGGCCTGGTTTTTACCAACTGGTACGTTTGTGAACAAATACCGGGGGATGCACAATTGATTGCTACTGGTCTTGATTTTGGCTTTACCAACGATGAAACGGCCTGCCTGCAAGTGTATAGGCAAAACGGCGAACTTTGGGTACACGAACTATTTTACCAAACCGGGTTAACCAACACCGATATCGCCAGGAAGCTAAAGACAGCCAACGTTAGCAAGCAAACCGAAATTATTGCCGATAGCGCCGAACCAAAATCGATAGAGGAATTTAAACGCCTTGGCTGGTACATCAGCGGAGCAAAAAAAGGCCCCGATAGCATTAAAAACTCTATAGATATATTGAAGCGTTACCACATAAACGTAACCCGGGGCAGCGTTAACCTGCGTAAAGAACTGGAGCGTTACAAATGGCGTGTAGACCGGAGCGGCAAAACTATTAACCAGGTTGTAGATTCTTATAATCATCTTATTGATGCCCTACGTTACGTGGCCTTAAATAAGTTAAGCGCCAGTAACAATAACAAAAAGATCAGGTCGCGCTTACCCTTTATACCACGGCCTATGGGCAGAAGTGTTTATGATGAGCTGATTAGCCCCCTAACCCCCTGAAGGGGGAACTTGCAAAGCAGGTGGCTATTCTTTAAAACAAAACAACTTAAAAACACCCCGTAGGGGGTTGGGGGCTATATGATAGAAAAAACATTAAAAACAATCCATGGAAAATTGCGGGTTAAAATACCTACGCAATTGAATGATGTAAACCTGGGGCAAATGATGGCCATGCAGGCTAAGGCAAATTTAAATGATATCGAAGCGATTAGCATTCTATCGGGAATAGCTCTTGCGGAGCTTCAACAGGTAAAGGATGTAAAAGACTTCCAGGTTTTTGGCGATGCGGTGCTTGCTTTATCGTACCAAATTAAATATTTGTATAACAGCGATGTGATACCCAAACAGATAAGCTTTTCGTTGCCAGGCAGCAATCGCCCCAAAACAATAAAAATGATACAAAACCTGGCTATTGAGCCGGCGGGGGCATTCATGGCTGTAAGAGAAATTATAGCCGAAGAAGTAAACAACCACATTAAACAATTTGGTGAAGGTGACTGGCAGGAAAGCTTCAACCCATCATTAAATACATGCTGCCAGGTTTTGGCGCATTACTTTTACTGCAAAACAACCGGCAAAAAATACAACGAATACGAGGCTGAGGAATTTATAACCGAAATAAAAAAAATGCGGGTAACGGAGGCACTGCCCATCGCTAAACATTTTTTTACCTGTTATCCCAGCTTATCCACACCGAAAATAAGCTTCTGGCATCGGCTGCAACAGTTATGGAAAAGCGGGCAGGTATCCAATCCTTCGAAAAATTTAAATACATCAACACCATAAATTCCCTTGCCGGCGGCGATATCACCAAATGGGATACCATTTTAAACATGCCTTATGAAAGGGTGCTTACCAAACTGCTGCTCAATAAAACAGAAGCAGAGTATCAGAAAAGGTATATGGAATTAAGCCCCCTAACCCCCTAAAGGGGGAACAATAGTTCAATAAAATCAATATCGTGTATCCCTGCAAAGCAATCAAATCAATAAAAAGCTCCCCCTTCAGGGGGTTGGGGGGCCTATATAACTTTTATGCGCAACCAAATAGAAGCCATTGTGCAAACACTTACGGGGAGTCCCTCGTTTGCTTATGGTACCCAAAACGAATTAAATACGCTGGCCGATAGCGTCGCCGCTTTTCCATGTGTGTTCATGTACCCGCTGCAGCCTATTGACGTGTCGCCGCAGGTGAACGGATCGGTTGATAATACATTCACCATATACCTCGAATTTTTGTTTAAAACAGATTTTGGGCAATATACTGCAGATAACGAAACTTACGTAAACCAGGCCCTACAGTTAGCAAACGAGTTTATTGTAAAAGCATCGCGTTACCGCGAAGGCGAAGGCAGGTACTTTAGGGTTAAAGCCGGTTTAAAAGCCAAATGCCTGCCGGTTTATAACAAGTTTGATGTAAACACCACCGGCATTGGCCTGACTATCACTCTCGCAACTATGTATTTTGATGCTTTTGTATAAATCATTTGCCACGGTGCAATCGCTTTAAAATTCAATTTAAGCTTTCATTATAGCGATGGTTTTAAAACCCATCACATATTTGCCAATATGCCATGCCCCACAAATTCAAAAAGCTATTCACAATTAAATACCCAAATCAATGAGCATAATTGCAAGTTTTCAATACACAAACGGTTACTCCACATTTCCGGACCAAAATGGTGGTGAAATCTCTTACGCCGATGTATTCATTGCCCTAACCGATAGCGTAACCCACCAACCTGTTAACGGTAATAACGTTGTTGTAACCTATACCGATGATACCGAAACACACCAGGTAACTATACCCGGCCAAAGCATCCGCATACTGGAAAATGCCACGTTACAGGATAACAGATACAATGAGCTTGGGGAGCAAACCCAAAGCTATTACCGCGTTTTAGCTATTGTTTCTGTATCTGGTGGCGGAGGTGCAGCCCCTACTCCTACCGTTTGTGACCTTAAGATCAATTTTATCAATATCGATAAACCCGAATCGTCGGTTGGTGCAGCGGATGCTCAAGTAACTATTAATGCATCGTCAACTTATGGCCCTATTCAATATAGTAATGATTTTGGCAGCACCTGGCAGTTATCGCCTACATTTAGCGGCCTGAGCGGTGGGCTGATACAGCCGGTAGTAAAAGATGCCAATCCATTAGGCTGTACACAACAGGAATTTATTACCATCCCCATGCTGTCTGATCTGCTCACAAGCGACCCTTCCGTTACGCTAACCGGTGGCAACATCTCCCGTTGGAACGCGGCTTTCAACCCAATAGTATTTACCTATCAACGCAAAGATTTTGGGGTAACCAATGTTACCGTAGATACTGAAAAGGGTTATGCCTGCGTAACAGTAAATACATCGCTCATGAGCTCTATCACAGCCAAATATTTAGTCGCCTCCGGCGAAAAGGTTTACCTGAATGCCGGGGTTTATAAAGGTGTTTATGAAATTGATAAGCTAAGCGGCTACAATAACATTATTATTAAAACACTTTTTGTTGGCAATGCAACCGGGTTTATCAATATCAACAGTGTGCGCCCGTATTATAAGATCATTACCCAAATTACTTATTTAGATAAGTTAACGGGCGTGCAAAACACCATTGCAGCCAGCAACAGGCCAGACGGCACCGGACTGGTCAAAGCAGATCTATCTAACTTTTTGCAAAGTCTGTTACGCCCGGCAGACAACAGTGGCTACACGCAAGCTAATTTCAGGGACGATAACCTAAGCGCCAGCTACCAGATACAATACGCCGAACATTGGGACGATGGCAGCACCGATGGGCATACAACCACCTTTATAAATATGCCACACCCTTATTATGTGGTGTACGCGGCAAAACAGTTAGGTGACCGTTATGGCGGCAACCTGGCAGCTTATGTTCCGTTTGCAGACGTTAGCGATAATAGTCAATTGGCAAAATGGGTAACGGATTTTGCCGAGCCGGCTTACTCCATAGGCTACCCTTTTGATATTGGCTTCATTTATAGCGACGAAATAGTTGGCTTGCAACTATATGCCGAAACCACGCTTTTGGATATTAACAGGCAACCCCTGGCCGGCGGTCCGCAGGTAAGCTACTTACTTAATGATGATGGCTCATGGTTGTTAAACCAGGATGGCAGTAAATTCATTATTGCCGATCAAACGCAGGTAAACACATCCATCCCGGGGCAATTAGGGTTAAATAGGTTAATGATCAGCGGCAGCTTCCCGCGCGAAGCTTTTTACTTTAACCTGGCTCTTAAATATGCCGATGAGCATGGCACACATACCGTAACCCAAACCCAGGTTGTAAGGATTGATGACGCGGTTGACGACCAGAGTGTTTACCTGCGCTGGATAGGATTAAGCGGATCATGGAATTATTATCGTTTTGTTTTTAACCAGGAGATTAGTTTGGATGTACAAAACGCTACCATCATCAAAAACTTTGTAAATGATTGGGAAAACCAGCAAGGTATTGAAGAAGTGATTAGCAAAACAGCCGGGCAGAAAATGAAGGTAGTGGCCGAAGATCTATCGGTAGCCGATATTAAAGGTTTGCAATCCATCAAATACTCGCCCAAAGTACAAATGCTGGTGAACAAAAACCCGGTTAAATGGCAAACTATAGTGATCAACACGGCTACCTTTAGTGAGTATGAAACCCGTAACGGGCAGGCACCATTCAGCATCACGTTTAATATGCCTTCAATCAATATCCAAACTCAATAGTGTGTTATTTTTTACTGAGGACGATCTCTTCGATACCGCGATAGCTATCGCCATCAATAACAGAAGCGCTTTCATAATGAATTGCAAGACTATCTGCCGTGAGTGATACCACCGTGTAATTGCCCGCATAAAAAGTGGGTGTATCCCGGTTGATTTTAAGCCTAATACCATTAAGCGTATACCTATATTGAATGATAGCTACAGTGCCCGATGAAGTACTGTTTGAGGTATAGCCTGTACCATCATCGTTAAAAAACTCAAAATCAGATACCAGGTAATCGGTACGTATTTTATCGGCTATAACCATATTGTTTTTACTGTGTTGTATCCGGTGGCTTTTCATAAACCATTTACCTACAATGGTAGGTGCAGGTGTGGCGCCTTCATTATCCTTTTTACAGGCCGATAGGCAGCACATCGTAACCAGGATAAGCAATCGGCACTTCATCAGCATAAAACAATAACAACAGGTTTACTGGCACCCGGCCCATCATAAGCCAAAGCAATATTTAAACTTAAGTAAAATATTGATAATAAAGCACTTTAAACAATTAATTATGAACGGGGACACAGCGGTGAGCATATAGTTTTACCAACCAGACCAGCCCAATGAACTAATGAACGATTGAACTAATGAACCAACATGAACCAAATACAATTATATATAAACGATAACCTGGTTGATTTGAGCGACGATAGCCCAATCGCCCTCACCTTCCAAATCAACAACCTGGCCGAAGTAAAAAACCAGCAGGGCAATACCAGTAACCAGTTTAAGCTACCGTTAACGGAACGCAACAGGCAAATTTTAGGTTTTCCGGATGATATTGCCTTTACTACCAATTTACCTTACCAATATTATGATGCCCGCATTATACAGGATGGGCTGGAGATTGTGCCCTACGGTATAGCCCAGTTAAACATGATTGAGCAGGATAGCGCGAGTATTACGGTATTAAGTGGCAACGTCGATTTTTTTGACGCGTTGGATGTGAAGATCTATGATATGGGCGATAGCACTACACCAATAGGCGCGCTAAAAATGTTTGATGCCTATAAACACAACTGGGATTTGGCCACCGTAACACAATCGCAGTTAAATACAGAGGGTTACATTTGGCCGGTGGTTGACTACGGCAAAATAGCAGCCGACTATAAAACCTCGCCGCAAATTGATGTACACTACCTGCGGCCCGGTTTCTTTTTAAAAACCGCGATCAATCTTTTTGCGCAAACAGCAGGGTATAAAATTGATCCCGATTCCTTTTTATTGAAGCAGCCTTTATATGATAAGCTAATAGTGCAGTTTGCCAATGATAATTTTGAGCACAGTGTTGACTATCAAACCACGCAGGGCGATTTAGGCATGTCGGCATCTTTACGTGATGAAAGAAGGGTTGACAGCCCACGCAGAGATGCAACCGTAAGCGGGTTGTTTACATTTAAGCAAGTGCAAAGCGATATTAAAAATCAATTTAACGGCACCACGTTTACTGCTGCAAATGTATTTACAGGTACTGTACAAGTTAACGTACCTAAATTATACCTGCAAGGAGGGCTACATGGTGATAACACCAATTTAAACATAACCATTTATCTGCATACGCCGGATGGAGACCTCTCCTACCCCTTAACCTACCAGGTTGAGGAAGGCGATCCAAGGATTGGGTCGGGCATTGGCGGTAAAGCAACAGTTTACCATAATTTCGAACCAAGAAAACTAACACAAGATATTGATTTTAAGCCAGGCTACCAGGTAACCGTGGGCTTTGAACTTAGCAAGTGGGCCCCTTCTTATTTTATTATATCGGGCGATACTACCTTAACCATTACAGCCAAAGACAATAACATTTTGTATAACCAGGATGTGCAATGCGAACGTATTTTCCCGGATATCACACAAAAAGATTTGCTGAAAGATACGCTGCAGCGTTTTGGTATTATTTGCCAGAGTAATAATACAACACGCATGATCACGTTTTCTTCATTCAGGGATATTGTGAATAATATTCCGGTTGCATATAACTGGACAAGCAAGTGCCTTGATCAGGGTAAAACGATAAGCTTTCAGTTGGGTAATTATGCGCAGGTAAATACTTTAACCTATAAAGATGATGATGCCATTTTAGATAAAAAGTTTGGCAACTCGCAAATAAGCATCAACGATAAAACCCTGCCTTTAACAACGGCACTTGTTGAAAGCCAGTTTGCCCCTACGCTTAACAGGCCGTACATAGGCGGATCGATAGCACAGATCTTAAAGGTTGATACCGCAAATGACGATACCGCTACAGATTTTAGCATCAACACACAGCCACGTATTTTAATTGACCAAAAGATCAACCTGCAAAATATAGAGGGCAAACCATCTATCGCATTTATTGACGGGGAAAGCGCGCCGGTGGTAATAAATGACACCATCTCGATACCCTACTTTTACAAGCCGGATGCTGAAGATGGCATGAGCCTGCTTTGGGAGGACTTACGTAAGGCATATTACCCCGAACTGGAAAAAATATTACAACAAACCAAAAAGGTGGTAAGGTATTTTTTACTTACGCCGAGGGATATTTTAGAACTGAATCTGCTTATACCTGTTTACCTGGAGCAGGATAGCTGTTACTATTATATTAATAAAATTGATAGCTGGCGTAAGGGGCAGCCAACTAAGGTGGAGTTGGTAAAATTAGGATAGATAGGTAAAAGCTGTATCTACCCTAATTTAGAACTTGAAGTGCCTGTTTTATTTTTTTCTAATACTGGTTAAAAGCAAATCGATATTCCAGGGAAGATATTGATCATAAAACGAAGCGAAGTTCACTTTTCCTTTATCATCAATATGCGTTAAAGCACCTGAAACAATAACCACATCGTTTTTGGTTAGCGTTTTAATTAAATCTAATTGCTTTTTTAAAGCATCTCCTTTGGGTTCTTTAGGTATACTATAAACAAAGTCAACCCTGTTGCTTATGGATATCGAATCAACCGAATTATCAACCTTAATAGGCGCAACCAATATTAAATTATAAACAGCATCGGGGTTGCCCATCGTTTTAACCAAACTGCTTGCATCAGAACTATTATCATTAACCTCGGTAACTTTAAATTCCCAATCTTTGATACTCTTTAAGCTGTCCAAAGCATATTTATTGAAAGCTATAATATGCGCATCCTTTTTCGCGGCATTTGAGGTAACATCATAGTCAGATTCGGCGGCTATTCTTTTGAAAAAGGCAGCCTCATCTTTGGGCCTGGGATCCGGAGTCTCTTCACCACGTTCCTCGGCTAATAGTTTGGCATGCCTGATCGAGTCTGCAGCAGATTTAAATCTTTTCTTCTGCTGATTTTGGCAGGCAAATACAGTAACGCTTAAAATAAATAGGAAACACGGTTTAAATTTCATTTTTGATAAAGTTTATATTTTTTTTTAAAAATGCTAAAAAAATTGGCAAATAAAAATATTTTTTATTGTTTTTATGCCATATAGCACTTAAAGCATACTTAACAAGTATAATAGCAAAATAAATAAGATAATTTCGAGTATCAATTTATTCTTTTCTACACATAATCCTGTTTTTTTCTGCATTTTGAAATTGCTTATTTAGCCAGTGACCAGTGTTTAACCTTCGCAGTGCAGACTATAATAATAATGGAGATTTAAAACCACAGCCCGCAGAGTGGTTTAACCTGTAACACCTTGCTAATAATAACAGAAATTTATTTGCAATTGACTTTCTGATTTATTATTTTTACCAATAAAATTAGCAAAACCTAAATGAGCACAGTTACAAACTACAAAACAAATACTTCACCCGATAATAAATCTGAAAAAAAAAGTGTTAAAAAATATAAGATCCTGGCGGGCATTGGTTTAGCAGTTGTTATAATTATAGCACTAATATTTTTGAATAGGCAGTACCTTTCATTGTATTATGCCAACATAAAATATAATGACTTTAAAGTTGGTGATAAGCTTTACGCAAAAAACTGGTTGGTTAATGAAACATCTAAATATGGCTCATACAACTTGCATTTATATAGAAAAATCCGCCCGTTGGATAACTCAAGCTCATCTAATAAGCCGGCCATAATTCAATCTCGCTTTAGTATTAGCAGCGATAGCTTATGCAAATACAAAACTGCGTGTATAGGCAATTATACGGGATCAGAAATTTTAGAGGCAAAACTTGGTCAAGAATATTATCCCATGATCTTTTTTTCGATAACTACCAATAAAAAGGCACTGATAAAAGAGGAAGAAAGCTATAGTAACCAACTACCATTTGGCTATGTTTATGACGACGGTCCATTTTATGTAGTAATGATCGAAGTTACTCATCATGAACTCCACCAGTTCAGAAAACTATCTAAATAAAATCATCTCAATTTACATTTAAAGCTCAATAAGCTTTAAATGTTTTTTTATCACATTTAAATGCCAATTGGCATTTAAATCATAACATCAATTTATGTCAACACAAAACAACAATAGCGGTATAACCGATGATGAAATTAAAAGAGCGAAAGATTACGCTGATGCATTAGATAAACTTAAAGCTTCTATAAGTGGGGTAAATAGTAAACTTCCTGAATTTTCCGATGGCTTGCAGGCTGGCTTGAAGGCTCTTGGCGAAAAATTACCAGATGTAATAGACTCTATAACTAAATTGAACGCTCAGAATAAAGAGCTTGCGGCGTCGGGCCAAAAACCTGTGAGTATATTATCACAGCTGGCATCTTCCATGTTTTCGTGGAATTCCCTGATATCCGTAGGAGTTACCTTACTGGCAACTTACAGCGGGGCAATAATTAGTTGGGTAAGTGAATTGATAAAAGGCGAGACACGGTTAACTGCCTTAGGCAAGGTGATGAAAGATACAAAGATCATTATGGAAGCCGTCAATCAATCCCGATCGCAGGGCTTGCAAAATGCACAACCGGAATTAGCACATCTCAAATTATTGTATAACGCCACCCAAAATCAAAATTTAGCTTCAAAAGAACGTAAAAAAGCACTTGATGAAATCCGTGATTTATACCCGGATTATTTTAAAGGCATATCAAATGAAACCATTCTTAATGGCAATGCAACCAAACAATATAATGATTTAACTAACGCCATAATCGCAGCCTCAAGAGCAAGGGCTGCCGAAGAGATAATGACTAAGAACCAGGTAAGGCAATTAGGTAATGATGATAAGCTTACGGGCTTAGCAGCAAAACTCAAACAATATGAAGCTCAACTCAAAATTGCACAAAAAGAAAATGAGGATGTTGTAAGCCACCCGGTTATTGGCGGCAGCTCATTTGCTCCCGGATCTGATTCAAGGGAACAGGCTGCTTATTCTAAACTTTCGGAAATACAAGATAGGCGAAATGAATTAAAAAAAACAGTGGCGGATATTACTACTGATTCTAAACTTCTTGATGGCCAAAATAAGGCTCTTATCAAATCAGTAAGCGATTACACAGAAAAATATGGCATTAAAGTAATCACAGGGCTCAAAACAACTGAATCGGTACGGCAACAATCTCTAAAAACGGGAAATAAAGATACCACAGATTATCTTTCTGAGGCCGAAAAAATTCGTAAAGATTCGCTCACCCGTCAGCTTAAAACCACTTTTGACGCCTACGGCACCGAAGCATTGGCCGAAAACAAACGTTACAAGCAAGAAGTTGAAGGCCTTAATACACTTTTTGATAAGAAGCACATCAGCGCCGAAGAATACAACAAGGTAAATTTGCAGTTAGAAAGTGAGCACCGAAATAACCTGAGCCAGATTATAGAGAAGTATAACCGGGAGGATAAAGTAAAAGCCGAACAAGCACAGCAGGAGTTAATCGCCCTCCAAAATAAAGGAATGGCAGAAGGGGCCGAAAAACAGAAGAATATCCTTATCCAACAAAAGAATGAAAACCTGCAACTGATACAAAAAAGTGATGACGAGATCATTTCACAACAACAAAAATTAAAAATACAAATGGCTTTAGCGGTAGCTGCCGGATACCAAAATGACATTGTCGATTTAAAAAAACAGTTGGAAGCAAAAGAAAATCTACTAACAATCAACAAAGACAAACGGGTTGAGATTGAAAAGCAGACCCAGGTTGAGCTAGCTAAGATTGATGCGGAAAGTGTCAAAAATGAAAAGCTGAAAAAAGACCAGCAAGCGATAAATCAGGATCAGGCAAATGTTGATGGAGCTGATAGTCCATCAGCAAAGCTGGCTGCAGAAAAACAACTGATTTGGGACAAAGCCCAATATGAAATTGATACTGCCGAGGGCAATAGTGTAAAAATCAAAGAAATTGAAACCAAGCGAAACAAAGATATCGCCGCGTTGGATAAACAAAATCAAAAGCAACGCGCAGAACAGGCTATTCAAATAACACAACAGGTTGCGAGCGCAGCGTTTTCTTTGATAAGCAACAGCATAAAATCTGCCAGTGAAGCCAAAATAAAAGGTTTAGAAAATGATAAAGCCCGCGAACTAAGCAACACCAACCTCACCAAAACGCAAAAAACGGCCATTGAGGCCAAATACAAAAAGAAGGAAAACGATGAAAAGATAAAAGCCTTCAAGGCCGAGCAGAAAATACAGATAGCCCAGGCGGTAATTAACGGTGCTATTGCGATCACGAAAACTTTAGCAACCACAGGTATGCCATTTGCCATTCCACTCATAGCTGCCGATGTTGCCATGACAGCTATCCAGATAGCAACTATCGCCTCACAAAAACCGCCGCAATTTGCCAGGGGTGGGCGGTTTGTATCTGATGGCCGCGGGGCTTTGCTCCCTGGCTATAGTCGTACAGATAACACCAATGCTTATTTACGATCTGGCGAGGCGGTTGTGGTTTCAGAAGCTATGCGTAATCCCTGGGCGCGTAACCTGGTGAGTGCCATCAATGTAGCGCACGGCGGCAGGGATTTTTCGATGCGCAATCCCGGCAACGGTTATGCTATAGGCGGCATTTATACCGATGGCGGCAATACCAACCGCTATTATAACCAGCCGGTGAACGATGTAAAAGAACTGGCAAACACGATTGCTTACCAAATGATCAACAACTTCCCTCCTATTTATGTAGATGTGAAGGATGTAAACAACCAGCAAAATATACTGGCCCAAACGGTGGATAGGGTGAACCTGTAGGGGCAGTATCAAGTAGTTAGTATCAAGTCGCAAGACTTTTACATGGCTACTTGATAACGAAAACACTATCGATACTACTTTTCTATAATCTTGATACCTGATACCAATTACTTGATACTAAAAAAATGGATATCACACTCGCAAACAACTTATTTGACAACGGCGTATTTTCGGCGATGTACAAAGCTGGCTTTATTACCGATAAAATTTTTACCTATCGGGAGATTTATCTTTGGATAACCGCGCAGATCCAGATACGTGGGATAACTAAAAACCAGGCAGTACTGGAGGCCGAATTGAAATTTGGCAAAAACGAACGCACCATATGGCGCGCCTTGAATTGTTTTACCAATGGTGACAAAACAGTGTCACCATCAGATTGAAATATTGTACCGATATTTGTATTGTTCGATCAGAATTTGCAGAATTTATAAAATTCTGCCTACTGACAAAACACTGTCACCACAAGAACAAAAATTAATGCCGATATTTGTATTGTTCAAACAAATTTCAGATTAAAAAACTGCCGGGAGCAAATCAAATCCCAAAAATCTGCTAAATCGTAAAAATCCTGGTTCAGAAAAAAATTACAAGCACTGACAAAACAGTGTCACCACCAAAACAAAAATTAGTTCCGATATTTGTTTTGTTCAGTCTGAACCAGAATTCTCAGAATTAGAGAGCTAACAGAACTCTAAAAATTCAAGCAATTCGCTTAATTCGCGCTCAGCAAAAAAATCAAGCTACTGACAAAACACTGTCACCATCAAATAAAAAACAAATACCGACCTTTGAATTATGCCAATCGGCATTACAAACATCAAGCTGATGACTATTCAGATTGATCAATTCAAAGCTTCTGGACTTTTCAACCTTTCGGACTTCCGGAAAAAATCTTAAATCTCATATATAACATCTCAAATCTAACCAAGATGAGTTACAAAATTTATTTATACGATACAGAAACCGATTGCATCGGCTCAGGCAATTTATCATCAGCTTATATCCAAACTCAACTACAGGAGGCGGCCGGGCAGGACCTTGAAGTACACATCAGCTCGGTGGGCGGTAGCGCCTTTGATGCCATCGCCATTTATGATCTGCTTAAAAAATACCCGGGCAACGTTACTACTTATATTGATGCTTTGGCTGCTTCGGCGGCATCTGTAGTGGCCATGGCCGGTAAAACCATTGTGATGAGCAAGTATGCCTTGCTCATGATTCACAAACCAATGGTGGGCAGCGGAGGCAATGCAGATGAGCTTTTAAAAGACGTGCAGATGTTAAATGTGGTGCAATCGCGCCTGGCGCAAATCTACATGGACAAATCCGGGTTGGACGGAGTTACCATAAACAGTTTAATCAACTCCGTTACCTGGATGACTGCCGACCAGGCCCTTGACATGGGCTTTATTGACTGGGTAGAAGATTACCAACCCGAAGTAACCAACATAGCCCTCATCAAAAAATACACCAACAGCGCCCCCGCCCTTTATCAGCGATGCATTAACAAAATCTTAAACAATAAAAACAACATGAACATCGAAAACAAAGACCTTATCGAGAAAACCACGTCGGTTTTGGATAAGATTATGAACTTCTTTAAAAAAGTAGTGAACAAACAAACCATTACCGACAAAGGTACGTTGCACCACGCCGGCGAAATGTGCGAAGGCACCGAAGTGTACAATGACGAAGACATGAGTACCCCGGCAGCAACCGATACCTACACTGCTGCCGATGGCAAAAAGATTGAGGTAAAAGAGGGACAGGTGCAAAAAGTAGCGCCAGCACCAGAGACCGATCCCGATGCAGAAGACGATGACGACGATGTGCCAACAGCCAAAGTAAGTATGGGTAAAAAAGCCACGGAAATCCAAAACCGGTTACAAACCTTAAAAGCCAGGCTGCATGCCCAAAACGCGCTATTGGCCGAGGCCCGCACAGCATTGGAAGAAGCCGGGAGCCGCTTACAGAAAACAAACACCGAAGTTAAAAACGAGATCAAATCAACTTTTACACCAGAAGGTTCTAAACGCAGCAACAAAGCAAAAACCGAAACGACACCCTTCTTCGCCCCGCAAAGCGAACTTGCTAAAAATGCGGTAAAACGGGCAATAGCCCCCTAATCCCCTAAAGGGGGAACAATAGTTTTAAACCTAAACCATATCATATATCATCCCTATAATTAAACCACATTAATCAAAAAGCTCCCCCTTTAGGGGGCTGGGGGGCAAATCTTTTTATGGCTCAATTTACATTTACAAACAATACCTATGCTGGCGAAGCGCTGGCTGGGTTTATGGCAAGCACGCTGCTGGAGGCCGACTCTGTTAAACGTGGACTGCTCACCGTTATTAACGACGTTAAAGCACGCAAAGTAATACTTGATGTTGACGATGACGTAGTATTACAAGACCCATCGGGTATTTTTCACGACCAGGGTACAACCGCACAGCAAACCGAAAGCTACCTTGATCCCGTGATTTACGAATTTATGAAACAGGAACAATGGGATAAGCTGGCACAAAGCTGGGAAGCCCAATCATTAAAACCGGGCGCATTCATGGACTATGAGGGTATTGTAGACCTATCCGACTTTATGGTTCAGCGTTATTTAACCAAAATACAGGTAGCCAACGAGCGCTTGTACTGGTTGGGAAAAGGCTCAACCAAAGAAGCTACTTTCAGCGCGGCATTTCCTGGCTTGTTGCCTACTATTGCCGCGGCAGGTGGCGTTTACAAGGTAGGCCTGGGTAAACCAGGTACATCTATGAGCGCTACTGCAATCAGTTCGTTAGGCGTAGTTACCGTAGCCGATACATCAACGTTGGCCGATGGCGACGTGGTAACAATTACCCAGGTTACAGGCACCAGCAAGGATACTACCAATGGTGCTTCGGGTATCGATTTACCCGGTCAATCATACTTTATCCAGGTATTAACCTCTACTACTTTTAAACTGGTGCGTAATTACAATGAAGTGAATAGCCGTAAGCCGGCAACTTTCTTAAACACCTCATCGGGCGCAACCATCAGCTACATCAACGTAAGCAACGTATTGCAGGTATTAGGCAGCGTTTACGCCCAACTTGACCCCGCCGACCGCATCCAAACCGACTTTAACCTGCAAATTCCGTTACATGTGGGTTACGCTTACGCCCAGGCACAGGCCAACAAGGCGCTAAATGTTATTAATGCGTTCACCGATATGAAAAAGATGGATTACCTGGGTATCCCGTTACAGATCATGAACCATTGGCAAGCCAATACCATTTTAGGGGCCCGTTCATCAAACCTGTTTTTAGGTGTAGATTTATTGGGCGATGCATCTGAGCTATCAACCGTGTACATGAAGCCCTACACCAACGATAACGTAGTACGCATGAAGGCCCGCATGAAAGCAGCCGTAAACTTCAAATTTGCTAACGAACTGTTTTACTTGTCGGCCTAACAATAGTGAGTGGTTGATTGGGTTGATTAAGTGAATGGTTATTAACCCCACTTAAAACCCAATCAACTTAATCAACCAATCTAACTTAATCAACTAATAAACATGTCAATTTACAATAAAATAAACGCCGGCTTTCAGCTGGGTATAGATGAGCCTATAACATCGGGCATAGAGGATGTGGTATACATATTTAACCAGGATGATATCGCTTTAACTTATGATATAAGTAACCCTTTAATCATTACCGGCTTAAGCGCGGTTGGCGGTGCAAAGATCTATAAGTTTGAGGGCACTAATAACAGTTTCAACACCATGTCGAAACTTACCAAAACCCAGGTAGGGCCGCGCTATACCGAGGAGATAGACTTTAACATTGCCGGCTTATCGGTAGATATTAAAGCCCAATTAATGGCCATGGGCTATGGCAGGGTAAGGGCTATAGCGGTTAACAACTATAAATCAAGCGATTCGGCCATTGAACTTTTTGGCGCGGTGAATGGATTGATCCTCACCGATGCCGAACGCAACGCCACCGATGAAACTTTAGATGGTGGTTATAAATTAAAACTTACCAACCCCGATAAGCTGAAAGAGCCTTATCCACCAAGGGCTATTTCAATAGCACCACAATCTGGCCCCGCAACTTATGCAAGTACAATTGCAGCTATTGAGCTTTTAACTATAACCTCAGGATCGCCGGCTTAACGCCTCCTAACCCTTATCACTTCATATACACTTACCCCTGAAGGGGCCTATCAGAAAAACAACAGAATGAATTTCAACAATCAAACAAAAGAAGTTAGCAAGCTAACTCCCCCTTCAGGGGGTAAGGAGGGCAAATGAAAACCTACCTGCCACAAATTGAACGCCGGATACTGGTAAGACCTAACCAAACCTATGGCATCTTAAATTACGACCTGGATAACGCCTACCCGCAACGAATGCTGGAACTGGTTGCCGGATCGCCAACCGCCAAAGACTGTTGGAATAAAAGGACCAAGTTTATAGCGGGCAACGGCTTTGAAGCCGCCGGATTGGGCAAGCAAATAATCAACACCAATGGGCTAACGATAGCCAAACTATTAAAAGCCTTAGCAACAGATAAAGCACTATTCACCGGCTTCGGGATCCATGTAAATTATAATGCCAATTTTAAAATATCATCAGTAAACTATGTAAAGTTTGAGGATATAAGAATGGGCGATACCGATTGCCCCGAGACAGCCGATAAGTTTGCCATTTATAACGACTGGGGCCGCAAAACCTGGAAAAACATTATGCGCAGCAAGATCACCTTTTTAGATAAATATGATCCTGATGCCGCTGTTATTCAACAACAGGTTACCGCTGCGGGCGGATGGGAACATTACAAAGGCCAGCTGCTTTATTTTAATCCCGAGGTTGATGATTACCCGTTAATTGAAGCCGATTCTGTTTGGGAAGATTTTGAAACCGAGGCTGGCATTAAGATATTTAACAACAGAGAAGTTACTACAGGTTTTTTACCCTCAACCATGCTGTTTATGCAAGCACGCCGGGAAGAAGCGGATAACAGCAAGCCAGATGCCGATGAGTTTGCAGGGATAAACACCCCATCGCAAATGGAACAAGACCTCGGGGCTTTCCAGGGTGTTAAAAGTGCGCAAAAGATCATCGTTATTGAATATGAGGATGAAAATTCCAAACCGGAGTTTAAGGCCTACCCTATCCAAAACAATGATAAGCTATTTGAAACCACCGAAAGATCTGTTGAGTCCCGAATCATCAAAGGGTTTTCGGTACCAAAGGAATTGATCAATGCCGAAAAATCATCTGGATTGAGTAATGGCAGCGAGAAAAAGCAGGCAATCATAGAGTTTAATGATAATACAGCCGCCGACAGAGCAGACCTTGCCGAGACGCTTGCCGAAGTATTCAGTCACTTTTATGCAGATATTAATTCTGCCAATAATTGGGCTATCAAACCTGTACCGGCAATAGCTGCGGATGATAACCCTGGTATTAAGGCCGGAAATGCCATTAACACGCTACTGGCTTCCACCATCCCGGCGAAAAATAAGATAGCCGCCCTGGTTTATGCCTACGGCTTTAAACAGAACGAGGCCGAAGCGATGTGTAGCTAAACAGTCCCTCCTAAATCTTCCCCGAAGGGAGCACTTCGAAAACAAAGTCTTGATATCCGAGGAAAACCCAAAGACTAACTACACACTCAAAATCAATTTTTAACCGTCCGTCCTAAAGTCTCCCCTACCGGAGGAGATTTAGAGGGGGCTTTAGAAAACTTTCCTATGATCTATCTCATCAATCAAACCACGTTTCAGCCATTTGAGGATATCGCTGTAAACATCAAACCCGAACGCCTGAGGGTTTTCATTAAAAAAGCCCAGGAGCTGGACCTGAAACCATTTTTAGGACACGCCTTATACTATGATCTTTTGAGCCATTTTAACGAAGATGGAACTTTAAAAGAAGATGCACCGCAACCATACAAAGACCTGGTGAACGGCACCGAGTATTTAGACGATTATGGACATATTGTATTATACGAAGGTATAGCGCCCACGATGGTATACTTCACCTTCGCCAGGTTTATTGAAAACGATGCCGTGCATTATACAGCTACCGGTCCCGTTATTAAACGTCACGACAATGGCGACGCCTTAACCTCGCCCGAAGTGGTAAAACTGGTGCAGCAACAACGTAGTATTGCCAATGCTTATGCCAATGATATTGAAAAGTTTTTGTGGGATAACAAAGCAGATTTCCCGCTGTGGCGCTATAACGCCAAAAACAAAAGCAGCAGGCAGGCCGGTCCGCGGATAAGAGGAGTTGATAAAACCAGCTTTAACTATCCCGCTAATTACAACAATTACAATTTAACCATTACCGAATTTTTAAACTGATGGCAACCGATAAAAAAATAAGCGATCTGCCCGTAGCATCGTCCATAGATGCATCCGATACCTCTATCCTGCTAAAAAACGGTACTGATTACCAATTTGCCTTTAGCACACTACTTGAATTAATAGGGGCTGAATTGGCCGTTGGAGCCTCAATTTCGTTTGGCAATGCCCTGCCCCCAAACATATCCGGCAAAAACGGCGATGTTTTCATCAATACCACAGCAGGTGCCATAGCGCAAAAAATAGCCGGTACCTGGACCGTCTTCTACTCCTTCCCCTCCGGCAACAACGGCGACGGAACGGTGTTATACGGCACAAGTGTACCGGGCGCTGTTACTGGCAAAAACGGCGACACTTTTATAAACACACTTAGCGGTATCTTTTATAAAAAATCGGCAGACGCATGGAACCAGGTATTTTCCATGCAAACCGGTCCGGCGGGCGCTACTGGCCCGGCCGGACCAACGGGAGCAGCAGGTACCAGTGGCAAAACCATTTTGAGTGGCACCGGCGTACCTTCAAACCTATACACCGGCACCAACGGCGATTATTATATCAATACAACTACCTATGTTTTTTACGGGCCTAAAACAAACGGTGTATGGCCTGCCGGTTTCACGTTGGATAATTCCGAAGGGGAAGCAATAGCGTCAGAGACAGCAGCAAGGATTGCTGCTGACGCGGATTTGCAGGGGCAAGTGAATGTTCTTTCTGAAAATCAAAATACTGTAGGCCCAATCGGACCACAGGGTCCGGCTGGCCCAACCGGTGCGACCGGTGCGACTGGCCCGCCTGGTACCAGCGATGCGGCCATCAGTAACCTAATGCCTAATCAATTGATTTATGGGAAATCGGACGGCACCTTAGAGCAAAACCCATATTTGTTATTTTCTCCCGCTACAGAAACACTAAACATAAATGCTAACACTACAGATGTCAGTTCTCTAAGCGTAGTCTTTTTGGGCGACAGTATCGTATCTGGCGGAGGTACAACCGATAACAAGCGATTTACCAAACAAGTCGCTGATGGCCTATCTATGACAGAGGTCAATAACGGACAAGGAGGTTCAACTGTTGTTACTTTTGACTTATCTGCAATTCCCATTAAGACGTCTTCATTAAAATATTTATTTGTAGCACTTGGAGTTAATGACGCTGCCTCATCCACTACAAATACTCAGTTTAAAACGGATTATATTACGTTTTTAAATGCCATAGTTGCTAAAGGTTGGGCGTATGTGGATATAACCTTACTTAGTATAAATGGAGCGTCTACTAACGGCACTTCAGCCGCTAAAACAATTGCCTTTAATACGGCTATCGAAGAGGTCGGCGTAATGTATGGAACAAAGTTTATTGATATATATAATCCAATGCTCAACGCTGGTTATGGCCAACAGCTTTTAACTGCTGATTTAGTTCACCCTAATAATTTAGGTGCGACTATAATGGCACAAATTATATTGGGAGCTTTCGGGGTAACGAATTTCAATGCTTCAGGAAAAAGAATGTTGGTTGATGGGCCTGTCGAGTTTTCTAAATTAGTCCTCAAAAACCCCCAATTAAGCAGCGGACAGAGGTTAATTTTATTAGATGATTCAGAAAATCTCGTTAGTTCATATGCCTTACCTGACGGTGTTACAACAAACGGAATGATGTACTTAGATGGTGGTTTAAAACAAATTGGGGCTTCTGACTTTGTTGCGTTTGACTCAACCAGGGATGTGTTTTTAAAGGCGGATTCAAAGATAGGCGCAGGGAATAACCAGGGAGCGTTAATTTTGCTTTACAATGGCACAACTGGTTCAACGGAATATAGAAACTATTATAATTCTGGACAACACGAGTTTTACGTTTCAAATGGTGTGAATGGAACGCAGGTTTTAGGTTTTTATATTGATAATTTAGGTATCGCTACAACACCAAAAGGCATCGCAATTGGACAAACAAAAGCTATACAATCGTTCAATGGCGGTAGAGCTGGAAGGATAACATTGTTTGATAACGATGGAATAACTACCGTGGAAAACACCTATTCGGAAGGGCGTTTAGATTTCAAATTGTCCAATGGTACCGATGGTATAAGTATTAAGATGATGCAGATCCAATCATCTGGGCGACTACAGATTGGTAGTAATATTTCTGATTCCGATATTCCATCAGCGCGGGTAGCCATTAGCAGCACTACAGAAGGTTTTTTAAAACCTCGTATGACTAGTATGCAGCGAGATGCTATATTAACGCCTGCTGAAGGCTTGGAGATTTATAATCTAACTACACATAAAATGAATTTTTACAATGGAACCGCTTGGGAGACGATTACTTCAGCTTAATATCTAAATCATTTTTAGCGATTATCTGCATTACATGTTTAGGCAGGGAATATTTATCGGGATCTGTAACCTTTTTTAGGAACATATGCAATTATGTCTTAATTCTTTACATAGTTGTAAGTCCATATATAACGGCCAAAAATTGGGCCAGATAAATAGCTTTTTTAATATTCCAGTCCACTGTTGTCTGGAAAATGTTTACAATGATTTTTATCCGATTGATTTATTTGCCACGCAAATCGTAAAAATATGTGCATCAGTTTACGTGCAAATTCCCAAAAAACACATTTAAAACCTTTAATATTTACCCCATGGAAAAAAAACTTTCACTATGGCAGCGTATCATGGCTGATACTCCTGCATTTTTTAAAAAAGCCCAGGTTCTGGGCGCCGGCTTGGTTACCCTGGCGGTTTCATTAAGTAAAATTGGCATTGTACCACCGGCAATCTCGGCAATAGCCACTGCTATTGGCGCCACTATAGCTACAGTATCGCAGTTTGCGGTAAAACAAACTGAGCCTAACACTATAGATAGTGATAAGGCTGAACCAACTATTCAACAAACTGTAACTCAATAATCATGACAACTCTTGAACATCGCGAGATTAGGGGTATTACCTTGAAGAACATTGTGGTAACAGTGGTAAGTACTATCAGTATTGTAATTACCGTGATGACTTCCTATTTTCAATTGAAGAGCAATTTGCAGGAGGTGAGGGCTATCCAGGAGACACAAAACCGGGTAAATGAGGTAAGACTCAAAATACTGGAAAACCAGGTTTCTGTTCTTCAGCAGGAAGTAAATGAGATCAAGAACGGAAAGAAAACGTAA